GTTTATCTACTACATCCGGATAATCTGTATATGTACATATTACTTTGGCTTTATTATGTATCATAATCTAGCTCCATCATTGCAAAAATATAATTATTATCGTATCTCATTTGTAATATGTCTATTAATCGCCATGTGACATTATGACATACGAATATACATTCAGATGTATCTACTGTATGACGAATGAATGGTAAAGTTACATCATTGGATGTTTCTTTTATCAAAAATTTGTCATTCTTCTTCATCATACTCCACCTGTACTAATTCATAATTATATCCAGCTGAATATTGATTACGGAATATATTATATACTCCACGAATCTGTTCGTGCATAAATAGTAATGGATAGTTGTGTGCATCGCCTCGTAGTTCGTAAGCCACTGCATTAGCTCTTATTTCAATTAATCTAACACCATCATTTTTATTCAACATTTTTTACTCCTGCTATGGTATATTCATATCCATTTTTATAATTTCTTATATAAACATCACGTATACTATTCAAATCTTCATATGTAAAATACCAAATGTCAGATTGTACTGAACTGCATAATTTACCAATAGTTTTCGCTGCTCTCATTTCTATTAATGAGATTTGATGATATATATTTAACATAGCTTCACCTTAAATGCATTTACCATACCCTGATAATCATTTCTAGCATATTTGTTCAAGAACATTTTTTCGACAAGTACCGTACTGACATAAAAATCAGCTCTATAATATCTACTGGCTCCACCATGAAATTGTGGCACATATTCTGTTGCTGTCATTCTAATTTTTTGATTTTTATTTATCATTCGTATCACCTCAATCTTCTAATTCTAAATAAAACACACCGTTATCATCTTTATCGTAACACGCAATTAGTTCGTTACACAGACAACAATCAGGTGAGCTATCTGTTTGTTGATAATCCGTTGTAATAGGACCAAATAATTTGTTAATTATGTTATAATTAGCTGTATAATAGCTAGTAACTGATGCCCAACGATTTAGCATATAAACACCTCCTCATCAATTTTATATATAAAACCACAACCATGTTTATAATTTCTTGAGAATAATTGTAACAATGTCATTGAATCTAATGTAGAAACAGGTTCAGAAAAATCTAAACTACAATATTGGTTATTTTTATATTTTGTTATTTTTGCTGAAAATGTTGTTTGTTCTATCATAATTTCACCTCATCACTCTTTTTTATAGGGGAGCCGAAGCTCCCCACTGGACTATTGGGAAACTTCAGCAGTATTTACTTCTTCATTTACTTCATTTTCTACAGGTGTTTCTGTAGCTGTTTCAGAAGGTGTTTCAGGAGTTGGTTCTGTTGGTGCTTGAACCATTACAACTGGAGTTGGGTTGGACATTTTGTAGTGTTCGTAAAATTCGGTACCCATTTCACGGTCAATTCGTTTTAATTCTTGAATTAATAAATAAGATGTTTCAGCACCACGTTCGATGTATTTCTTAGTTCGTGCTTTAATAGCCATCAAAACGATTTGTTGTAAATCACGTATTTTAACAGTACCAGCTTTAGATACAAACACAAATTTCTTAGCTGTTTCTTCGTTCAAAGAGATAACAGGGATTTTAATAGTATCTACTGCATCTTTACCAGTGTTAGTAGCGGCGAATTCAGAAATTGCACGAGCAACACCAGATGGAGTAGCAGAGTATACTTTAGTTTGTTTCAAAGAATTGGCAATAAAACGTAATTGTTCTTTATCAGATAAAGCAGAAACGTAGTTAGTAATAATCAAGTTCATTTGTGCAACAGTTGTAGCCATAATTTTATACCTCTTTCATAGTATGATTAATAATTGTTTTCTTAATATTTTGAGTTCTCAATCTGTATTCATCAATGCTATCTTTAGCATAGAGATATACAATATCACAAGGTTCTGTTTGACCAATACGATGTATACGGTCTTCAGCTTGACCCATTAGAGAGGGAGACCACGGATATTCAATGAATATAGCCGTGTGTGCTTTGGTTAGGGTAATACCAACAGCACTTGCCTGTAAACTACAGACAATCAAATTTGTGTGATTAGCATTCGAGCCAGAGTGCATCTGGAAATTGTCAATATTTTGTTGTCTATTTTGTTTAGATTGACCACCGATGATGTATTTTGCATCAGGAAATTCCTTTCTTAATTTATCTACAATATTTCGATGGTGTGCAAATACCACAAGGGACTCACCTCTTTCTAATACTTTACGAATATATTCAATACAATAAGGAAGTTTTTGTTTTAACACTTCTTTATCGTATTTTTCAATCTCCTCAAACGAAGTTGGTTCTGGTTGAGATATAGTACAACAAGGAACCATGTGGACAGTTTTTGGAGGAAGATTTTTTTGTACATTTTTAAGACGTCTTATCCATACTTTTTTCATCGCTTCATTGAGTTTTGATAAATTTGAATGACCGTCGTTTGATGTACCCCAAGGTGATTGATAAGCTCCACAGAAATCTCTTAGGAATTTATCTTTACCACCAAATTTATATGTTAATCCTGCTATCTCTAATTGACACAGCAACTCTTTTGGTCTATTTAAGACTGGTGTACCTGTAATCATAATACGATAACGAACACCTTCAACCAATTTCATTGCTGCTTTAGAACATTGAGATGTGGGAGTTTTCAAAATATGACATTCATCGAATATAACTTGTTGTATATTAAGGCGTTTAAGTGAAGCTAAATATTTGGTTAAACGCTCATAATTTGTAATGATAACTTTTGAACTTATATCATCAACATTTACATCAATTCCAGCCCATGTTTTCAACTCTCTTTTCCAATTTTCTTTTAGAGGTGCAGGACAAACAACTAAAGTAGGGAACTTATTTCGTTCCTTAATTAAAGTGCATACTTGAACAGTTTTACCTAAACCCATATCATCACAAAGGAAAATAGATGATTGGTTCAACATTTTATTAACGCCTTGTCTTTGATATGGGTATAGTTTCATTATGCCTCCAGTCTTACAGTACCAGTTTTGTCATCATAGACACCTTTCACTGTACCGATAACACTATAAAAAATATCGTTTAATGAACCACTAACATGTGGGAAATTTGTGACAAAGAATACACAAGACTTATCTTTAGTGTTCTCAGTTAAGTCCCATACAGCACCTTTTTCATCTTCAATAAATTCCATCATAGCATTCATTTTTTCTTGATTCATTGGTGTTTTACCACCATTTGCAATACATTTAACCATTGTGTATGTGGTTTTTACCTTTTCTTCTGCTTTAGGTACTTTGTACCCAGATAAATAAGAGGAGTATTTTAATCCATATCGGTTAAAGAATGGTGTTTGTACCCAACCATCCAGCACAACATAATGTTTACCACCGTCGATATAATATTCAATGATTGTATTACCGTAACCTTCTACTAATTTAGTAAAGTTTGCTAACCAATCTGGTTCTCCAACTGGCGGTGTAATTTCATATTCATAGTAGCTAGTATAAGATGTATAACCACATCCACCATAATAGTAACTGCTTTTACGTTCTTCATAACTAGTATTGGAATATTGAATACCAGTTTCAGAGGACGTGTTCCAAGAACCAAGGATAATCGCACCTTTCTTGCCTAATATGGCGTATTTATTAGTACCCATCGCTTTCTTAATAAGATATTGTGTACTTTCTTTATACAATTTATCTTTCAATGGATATAACACTTGTGCACCAAAATACATTGTATCGCTATAAGGTGATAGCATACCTTCTTTTGGTGTAAAGTCACTCATTACACCATTGTGAGAGAAACCAATATCTGTGAATACATCAGTTTCACGCATTGTTTCAAGATTATCACTCAAAACGAATGGGTGACAACATTCTGGTGAAATCTTACCAGATGTAGCAATACGGAAGTGGAAAACTCTATCCCTATCAGTAGGAAGGTCTTTCACTGCATTCCAAAAATCATCAAAATTCATAAACCCTTTACGAATGTGAACTTTCTTTTTGTTATCATCGTAAATCATGAAACCAGCACCATCAGGATTATTTACGAAGCAGTTTCTAAATTCTTTCTCTGATAACTCTGTATACTTAGATGCATAAGCAATAACGCACATTATTTTGCCTCCTTTAATAATCCTGTCTTCTGTAAGACATTACGTAACTCAATGTATTTTTTATTTTTCGCTATACGAGCGATGTTACTCCAACCAATATAGCGTATAGAATTCATATTCGCTAAGTCGGTAATTACATCAACAAACTGAATATAAGCATGAATTCGTTCTACATCTTGTGTGGAGCGGAACATGCGGAACTCTACAGTCTGACTAGGACAAAGATTAATTGCACGATATTTTTCGTTTTCATCTTTTGCCGCAGTATAGATTTGAGATAATTCTTTAACTTCCATACCATACTTTTGACACCAATTACTGTCTTCATCAGTTCTGCAAGCAAAAAGCATTAATGTATCAAAATTATTTTCAACAAATCGAATAATTTTTGCAATTTCATTATTGCCTTTGAAGAAATTACGATTTACATGAATATGTAAACCTGAGTTTGCACTAGACTCACCATGTAAATCTTGTACACGTTTAAAGAATTTATCATAGTCGATATTACTTAAATGGAATTGAGGTGTACATGGGTGAGTAACGAACTCCATTCCGTCATGTAATGAGCCGTCATGTTTAGCATAGACAATTTTGTTTAAATCACCAATAATCAAATCAGCTCTTTCATTACTTTCGCCACAACGGTGGAATTCCATTTCAATACCAAGAAATTTCTTGCCTTCACCATTAAATACTGGTTCAGGTTTAAAATTGTAAGAATGTAAGCCAGTCAATGGAGCTGCACTTTGGGACGAATAATACTTATTGTTTGAATGGCGATAGAACTCATTACGTCGTGCCTTACTAAACTTCTTGCCCAAATCTTCCACAAAAATAAAGTCTTCTTCAGTCGCACCATATGTTCCATTATGACATACAAGTCTGTCTTTTACGCTAGGATGGAAATAAACTTTACCAGTACCAGAAATATAACCTTCTATCATTTCTGTTCTCAATCCTGTTTGATGAGATATAGGACATGTAACAATGAATTGGTCTACTAATACTGGGTGTATACCCGATTGTTTAACAATGTCACGTTCATCTGCAATATAGAACGGCACGCCAGTAACTTTACAAATGGCAAAATCAGGATAATCCACAAGTTTATCTAACTCATCAAAACCAATGTATAGATTTTCATAATCTTTACCAAGAATTAAGTGGAAGTTTTGAGGGTTATACCAATTACCACTTACAAACGATTTCTTAATGAACTCTGGTTTGTCATCTTTATTAATTCGCATGATACCCAGTTTTGTTTTGACTATAATAACATCATTACCCAATGGTTGACCTGTTATAGCACAATGCGTATTAATATTACCAATTACTTCTGTATCATCGTCTACTACCAAGATTTTACTGTCGATAGAAGCACAGTAGTAATATACCACATCGCCACGTGTCATAACAGTTAAGATATTGTTATATCTATCTTTAAGGACTTGACCAACATGGTAGTGACAT